CTATGTGATTTTTATCGATTTCAGGAGCTGATTATCTGCTTCTTTCATGCGCTTTGTTACATGGAAGTAGATATCTTTCGTGATAGAACTATCAGCGTGTCCCAGCCTTCGTGAAATCACATCGAGCGGGATTCCATTTTCTGCCAGAAGAGCGACATGTGTGTGCCGCAGGGCGTGAACCGTTAGCCTTCTGCCCAGAATGGATTCCGTGTTTTCCCTCAGGTACTTGTTATATGACGAATACGGAAGGTACTCACCGTCTACTGTTGGGAAGAACAGCGATGACGGATGCCCGAACATCTCAATGTTGAATTCTTTTCGTTTCCGGATCTCCTTGCAACACTCATATAATTCATCCTGCATATATACTGTTCGAGTAGATGATTCCGTTTTCGTCGTTGAGATCTTATATGTTACCAGTGAATACGTCTTATTGACATTTATTTCCCTGGCATCAAAATCCACATCTTCATCCGTAAGAGCGAGCAGCTCGCCGATCCGGAGTCCGGAGAGGGCAAGAAAACGAGTCAGCAACTTCCAATCCGCTTGCTTCATGCCGTCAAGCAGAGCATTCAGCTCATCCTTTTCCAGGTACTTCAGTCGGTCTCGTTCCTTCGCTGTCGGAACCTTTTCGTTCTGGAGTTTATCCAAATAAGAGATATCACTGATCAATTCCTCGCGATACGCCCAGCGCATCATAGCTTTGAAATGCTTCAGTCTTTCATTGAAGGTGGTTGGTTTGTCAGCTTTCAGCGATTTCCGAATATACGGCGCAGAAATCGCCGAGACAAGGGTATCCGTTCCGAGAAGACGCACAATGACTTTGAGTTTCCGTTTGTTGCAGGCGGCTGTCTGTTCCTTTAAGTTTTCTTGCTGCCACGCGGTGTAGTGAGTCCTGAGCTCTCCGAGTGTAAGAGATGAGGAATTGTTCGTTTTTTCTTCAAGTCCTCTTACACGGGCGCTGAGAGCCTCCTGAGCGGCTTTTATATCGGACCTTTTATTTCCGGGAAGCACCAATGATGTGACGCGCCGTTTTCCTGTTCGAGGATCGAGATAACGCTCAAAGTACTGATACTTCCCGTTCTTTAATTGTTGGCTCCACATAGTATACCTCCGTATGGGCATAAAAATACTGTATTCACTGGAAAAGCGCCAAATCGGATGGTATACTTGGATTGTTCAGGTCCGTTTGGATATCTCATCCGATCGGGCTGGCCGCTCACCTTGTTGGCGCAGGGTGGGCGGTTTTCATGAAATGTAATATTTTCTTAATTTGACAAACGAGTCATTATGAAGTACCATTTAGGTACCGGAGGAAATCCTCGTCAGGTCGATAGTTGAGATACGATTCGTAGAATTAAGCGTGCTATTGTGTACGTCGCCTCAATTGGGAAAAAGCCGTGAAAACGGCTTTTTTTCATTTAAGGAAGAATTATCACATATTGCGCAAATTCTGAGATTTTTGAGTATATATTCTTACCATCTCTTAACGCATCTAAGGCGGTTCTTCTTATAGTTCCTGCTAATAGATCAGCCGCTTGAACAACGTAGCTCTTTCCGGAATCCTGGTATGATAATAATAATTCAAGATTTCCAAAAATGATTGGCTCAATTTGTCTGCCATAATTGTAATTAACAATGCCATACTTCATTTCTTCAATCAGGCCGTCACGAAGATTATAATAACCATTGCTCTTTGTACTTTGCGCATCAATATTGATAATTAGGCGCAGATCGTTAAATGGATTAATTTTTCCATATTTGATCAATTTTTCAATAAAACCTTTGATAAGTCTGCGAATGCTATAGTCAGTGAATCTTCCCTTTGCACTTTTATCTTTCTTGATGTGAGAGTAAACATTATTATTTTGTATAACCAACGCAACAATAAAATATTTTTTTATGTAATTCATGAGTCTGCGTTTGTCTTGGGGAAGAATATTTGTGTTTTTGATTTCTGGACACAAATTATCACAGTACGAGATTTCCTGATTGCAGTATTTGCATTTTATATCATTAATTATGCTTCGATACTGAGTAATAAATTTATCTTTTTCTGCTTTGGAGAAGAAAGCCAAGCCACCATATACACTGAGTGTTTCCTTCTCTGTGAGTTTCCCCGAATCATCAAGATTGATGTATATTTCTTGCCTCAGGCTGCTATTGCTCACTTTATCTACCTCGTAACATCTTATTATCTCATAGCCCTCTTGAAGAATCTAACCAGTCAGACACTCTGCTAGTGAAGGGCATTCTATGAATTTCTGGCCTTCTCGAGGCGATCCTTGAATTTATTAACTTTCACATTGTCCCAATTGTTCTTTGCTGCAATGTTCAGAAATGCGTTTATCACGCGAATCTCATCATCGAACATTTTTCTTTCATGGTATATAGTCGCAAGCCTGTCATAAGGCTGGCTTCCATCGAATCCATCAGCGATGCTTTTTTCATAAATAGTAATCGCCTCTTTGATTTTCCCTTCTTTATCAAGTGCCCGAGCAGATTCGTTTTGCCTGAACAGAGCATCTTCTTTGGCCTTTTTTGCTTCAGCCTCGGCGATCATTTTATCGAGATCTGTTTTCCCTGTATTCTTTTTCTTTTTGAAAGCATCAAACAGTCCCATACTTAGTCTCCTTTCCTTAGTCTTCCCAACGGCTTTTCTTCCTGGCCCTATAAACGAGAGTATAATCTCCGTAGTCCGCTCCTGGCGCGTGCCAATCCTCTGCCAGCCCAATCTTTGCAAGCAGCTCATTGCGCTTGTCACGCTTTTTCTTTTCTTTCTCAGCTTTCCGACGCTCAGCTTTTAGCATCTTCCCAATGCGCTCATACGACTTCTGCATGCGTTCTTCCTCGAAGAACTTCTCGGGATCGAAAGTTGGTTCGACAGCCTCTATGTTATGGGCTTCAGCCTCTATAACCTGTACGTTATCTTTTTCGAAGTCTTTGTTGCGGATATGGTCCCGCTCATGATAGAAAGTACTCCGCTGCGTTTCTGCGTCATACAGAAGATTAATATAAATGATGTATCGGTCTTCTGGAAGAGCATGGATAGTTTCGCCTTTTACACCGACTGCCATATCCATGAAAACAACAGTGACGGTATCTCCGATAACTTCGTCGTAATAATGCTCAACAGCCTTCGTCATAGTCGGGGTGCTCCTGCCTGTAAAGCTCTTTCATAAAATCCATGTGTGCCCGGAAGCGGTCCGGATCCATGTTGCGCTTCATATCATATAAAATCTTCATATCAGGGTCGTCGAACATTTCCTGGGCGAGAGCAGCAGTATTTTCGTCCTGATAATAGTCTTCTGGAGGTTCTTCAAGAAGATCTCTTCGTTTGCAATTAAAAATAGAACAAAGCACATCAATTTTGTCAGGCCTTGGAATCTTTTTCCCGTTACACCAGTAACTCACAGAAGCAGCTCCAACGTTTATTCCGTGTGATTTCAAGGCGGCTATAAGGTCCTGCTGAGTCATATTATATTTTGCAAGCATTTTTTCGATATTTCTTCCAAATGTTAATGAAAGTTCTGTTTCTGGCATGGCTTTTCTCTCCTTTTCTATTATTATAGTAAGAATTTACTTAAAGTCAACTGAAAGTAAAATTATTTCACTTTTGATATTGACAATTAACTTAAAGTGAAATACAATAAGCCTCAGAAAGGAGGAACACGAAATGAAGGAGTTGAAGATTTCATTAGCGGCTGCTCGAGTTAATGCTAAAATGACTCAGGAAGACGTGGCAAAAACCATTAATAAAAGCAAAAATACTATTGTCAATTGGGAAAACGGAAAAACGATGCCTGATACACCAGCATTAACGATGTTGGCATCTCTTTACGATATCCCGATAGACAATATTTTTTTGCCATCGGATTTCACTAATAGTGAAAACGGGCAATGATAGTATACGAAGCGCCGCTATCATCCAGATGATAGCAGAGTAATTCAGATATTGACATATCTGAATTAAAACAATCTGAACGAAAGGAGAAAGAGTATGAAACTGCGGCAGTGGTGCATGATCCTTGATCTCGTCAAGGAGAAGGCCTACGAAGAACAGAAAGCAGCGGATACGCTGCAGGCCAAGGAGAACGCCTTCGAGAAGAAACTCTATGAGGCAGAGACTCCTGGCGAAGAAGAGGATCTTGCAAGGGCAATGGAATCCATCAAGATGGAACGCCGGCGCCGGAGAGCAAACGTGTGCGAATACTCGGAGATTATCCGGGAGATCGAGAACAAAGAAATCTGAAAGGAGGAAAGAACATGGCAGAAGCAAGAGTCATGGATCCGAAAGAGGCTGAAATGATAGCCAACGCATTAAAGTCCACGGCTAAGGCATTCAATCGAATGGCAGATGTATTTCTTCTGTCATCCGGGCTGAAGAGTCCGGAGCCGGAACAGCCGGTAAAGAAAGGCCGTTATTCGTCAGCGGCGGATCTGGCAGCAGACTACTCAGTCAGCGTATCTACGATAAAAAGACGGATTGACATGATTCGCAGTAATGCAGACCTGTTTCCCGCAGACTCGATCATTTCATATGGCGGTCATGTACGGGTAAGAAATGATGTTTTTGAGTTCGTAGTTGCGAATTATGAACTGCTTAAAAGGGGACGGAAGGTTAAGTTCGTGAGGCAGGCAATCTGAAAGGGGAGAAAAATGAGGGGTTCAATAAGGGAGAACTTTAAGAATGCAGCGATCTCGGTCCTGATCGGGATCCTGGCAGCACAGTCTATCGTGTGGAGAGACACCTTCTGCCAAATCGGAGGTGGTTACTTGGTAGCACAGATCATATGGGTGTTCATGACTGCGTATGACGAAGTATTGCGGAAAAGGAGGGAGAGCAGGAGACGCCCCAAAAAAGAGAACGCCAGATGCGGCAACATCTGACATTCAAAAAATAAGGTTTCGTATGGATTCCTCACGCCTATTTTAGCAGGCATGAGGAGCAAAGTCAAAAGAAAGGAAAATCAAGAATAAATGAGCATGAAGATCAACCGGTTAGAAATCGAGAATGTGAAACGGATCCATGCCGTTAAGCTCGAACCGACCAGAAACGGGCTGACGATCATCGGCGGCAATAATAATCAGGGGAAAACGTCGGTTCTTGATTCAATCGCCTGGGCACTTGGAGGTGAGCGCTTCCGGCCTTCAGAACCGCAGAATAAGGATTCCGTTATTCCACCGACACTGAAAGTCACGATGAGCAACGGCCTTGTAGTGGAGCGGAAAGGCAAAAACAGCGACCTTAAGGTTACGGATCCGAGCGGACAGAAAGCGGGACAGCAGCTCCTCGATACTTTTGTGGAGAAGCTGGCACTGAATCTCCCGAAGTTTATGGAGGCCTCCGGCAAAGAAAAAGCAGATACGCTTCTGCAGATCATAGGCGTCGGTGACAAGCTGGCAGAACTGGATAAACGGGAGAAGGAGCTTTACCAGGAACGGCTCTATATCGGAAGAACCGCGGATCAGAAAGAAAAGTTCGCCAAAGAACAGCCGTATTATCCCGATGTCCCGGACGAGCCGGTCTCGCCATCCGATCTGATCAAACAGCAGCAGGACATTCTGGTGAAAAATGGCGAGAACCAGCGAAAAAGGGACCGCCTTAAAGAGATTACTTTCGAAAAGCACCGGATATTTGATGAAGCGCAAAGGCTGGAAAAACAGATCGAAGATCTTCAGAACCGTCTCGCTGACAGAAAAGCTGCTTATGAAGAAGCTGCGCATGACGAAGAACTTGCACTTGCCGATGCCTCTCAGCTGCAGGATGAGTCAACAGCGGAACTTGAGGCTTCCATCGCAAATATCGATGAGATCAACCGGAAAGTCCGCGCGAATCTCGACAAAGCAAAAGCAGAAGATGACGCAAAGGTTTATCGGAATCAGTATTCAAGGTTAACGGAAGACATAGAGAATGTTCGGAGTGAAAAATTACAGCTCCTGCAGTCTGCGGATCTGCCTCTGCCGGATCTTTCCGTAAAGGACGGTGAACTCATCTATAAAGAACAGAAATGGGACTGCATGTCGAGTTCCCAGCAGCTCATGGTCGCTACAGCTATCGTCCGAAAACTGAACCCGGAATGCGGATTCGTGCTTATGGACAAGCTTGAGCAGATGGATCTGGATACGCTGAAAGAATTCGGATCATGGCTTGAGAAGGAAGGTCTGCAGGCTATAGCGACCAGAGTCAGTACCGGAGATGAATGCAGCATCATTATTCAGGATGGATACGCTGAACAGGCGCAGAAGCCGGCTGTGACTGACTGGAGCAAGGTCGAATTATAAGGAGGAAAAAGTATGGAAATAACGAGAGGAAGGATCAATGGAGCAAAGAAGGTCGTTATTTATGGCCCGGAAGGGATCGGCAAGACCACGTTTGCTTCGATGTTTCCAGATCCGCTGTTTATCGACACGGAGGGATCCACGAAAGAACTTGATGTAGCAAGGCTCCCCGAACCATCGTCATGGACGATTCTGAAGGAAGAGGTCCGGTACGTGATGCTTCATCCTGATTGCTGCAGGACGTTGGTTATCGATACGGCAGACTGGGCGGAGAAGATGGCCATTCAGTCGGTGCTTGATGAACACAACAAAGGAGGTATCGAAGATTTCGGATACGGGAATGGTTACCGGTATGTCTATGAGAAATTCGGAGAACTCCTGAACCTGTTGAATGAGGTGGTGACAAAAGGGATCAACGTGGTCATGACCGCTCATGCAACGCTCCGTAAGTTCGAACAGCCGGATGAGATGGGCGCTTATGACCGTTACAGTATGAAGCTGATCGATTCTCCGAAGACGTCCATCAGTGCCGCTGTAAAAGAATGGTCTGATATGGTCCTGTTCGCGAATTATAAGACAATTGTGATCACCGACAGCAAGACAAAGAAGACGAAGGCTCAGGGCGGTCAGAGGGTAATGTACACGTCGCATCACAGTTGCTGGGACGCGAAAAATCGGTATGGTCTTCGGGACGAACTGCCATTTTCATACGATTCGATCCGAGATGTGATCGAGAGCAAAGCGGTGCAGCGGAATGAAAAGCCTGTCCCGCCGGCGCCTAAAGAAGAGCCTGAGATCACGCCCAAAAGCGCTGAGCCGACTAAGGAAAAGCAGAAAGAGGCTCCGGAACCTGATAGAGCAGCTGAGCCTGTAGAGGAAAAGGAGGCCCGTACAGAAGAGGTGGTCACAAATGAAACCCTTGATAAGAGAATCCCGAAAGCATTGAGAGACCTGATGCTCCTTGACAATATCGGTGAGTGGGATATCGAAGGGTTCGCAAGCGGGAAAGGATTCGTTCCGTTCGACACTAAGATCTGGGATTTCGAAGAGGTCAATCCGGGAATCATTGAAGGGCTGTTCGTGGCTCAGTGGACTAAGGTACGGGATCAGATCCGCGACATGAGAAAGAAACAGGAAATTCCATTTAATTAACAGGAGGATATAAAAGATGGCAGTTAACAGCGGTTACGAATTGGATTGGGACAGCACGATCGATCAGGACGAACAGCAGTATCAGGTCCTTCCGGAAGGCGATTATGACTTTATTGTCGACCACGTCGATAAGACTTATGTCGGTGACAACTCAGAGAAATATGCGGGCGCCAAAATGGCAACGGTCTACATGAATGTACAGGCTGGAAACGGCGAAGAGGTGTCTGTGCGTGAGAACTTTATCCTCCATTCGAATTTCGCATGGAAGATCGGCGGACTTCTGGTCTGTGTGGGACTTAAGAAGAAAGGAGAACCGATCAGCGGGAATTACTGGAGCAAGCTCCCTGGAACACGCGGACGCTGCAAGGTCGTTCAGAATGCAAGCAAAAAGAATCCGGAACAGAAGTTCAACAACATTCAGACGTTCTATGCGCCGGATGAGAAGAGGGACAGCGGGGCAAATAAATGGGCAATCTGATGACACTGCGGCCGTACCAGCAGGAGGCACATGACGCGATCCTTTCCAAATGGGATGCCGGAACGGATAAGCTGCTTCTTGTGCTTCCGACAGGGACGGGCAAGACGATCGTCTTTGCAGCTGTCACGAATGACCGTGTCCGCCAGGGGAGCCGCGTGCTCATCCTGGCACACCGCGGAGAGCTTCTTGATCAGGCAGCTGACAAGCTGCAGAAGAGTACCGGTCTAGGAAGTGCGGTGGAGAAGGCAGAATCATCCTGCTTCGGATCCTGGTTCCGTGTCGTTGTGGGATCCGTGCAGACACTTATGAGGGAAAGCCGGCTGAAACAGTTTCCGGCTGATTATTTCTCCACCATTATCATCGACGAGGCACACCACAGCGTTTCCGACAGCTATCAGAAGGTGCTGCAGCATTTTCCGAAGGCAAAGGTACTCGGAGTCACTGCAACACCTGACCGCGGAGATATGAAAGATCTCGGAACGTACTTCGAACAGATCGCATACGAATACACGCTGCCGAAGGCAATAAAAGAAGGATACCTTTCCCCAATAAAAGCGTTAACGATTCCGTTGAAGATCGATATCTCCGAGGTCGGTGTGTCCGCCGGTGATTTCAAGGTCGGCGAGATCGGATCAGCACTCGATCCGTATCTGGAACAGATTGCCACAGAAATGGAGAAATACTGCAGGAACAAGAAAACCGTTGTATTCCTGCCGTTGATCGCAACATCACAGAAATTTCGGGACATTCTTATCGAACACGGATTTGAAGCAGCAGAAGTAAACGGCAACAGCGAGGACCGCAAAGAGATTCTTCAGGACTTTGACAAAGGCAGGTACAACGTACTATGCAACAGTATGCTCCTGACGGAAGGTTGGGACTGTCCGTCGGTCGATTGCATTATCGTTCTTAGGCCGACAAAGGTCCGCAGCCTCTACAGCCAGATGGTGGGGCGCGGGACGAGGCTGTTTCCCGGCAAGGACCATCTGCTTCTTCTGGATTTCCTGTGGCTTACGGAACGTCATGAATTGTGCCATCCGGCTTCACTGATATGTGAGGATCCGGAAATAGCTGCGAAGATGACGGAGAATCTTGCAAAGAATGCCGGCGAGGCTGTTGATATCGAGAGTGCAGAGGAGGTTGCTGCTTCAGACGTTCAGGTGCAGCGCGAGGAAGCACTTGCAAAACTGTTGGCAGAGCAGAAAAGAAAGAAGAGCCGGCTGGTGGATCCACTGCAATATGAAATGTCCATTCAGGATATGGATCTCGTAAATTATGTTCCTCCGTTCGGGCTTGCGATGCAGCCGCCTACAGAAATACAGAAAAATACGTTGGAAAGGCTGCAGATCAACCCGGAGGGCGTTGAGAGTTCCGGTAAGGCACAACTGCTGATCGATAAGATCACGGAAAGACAGATGCAGAGCATGGCAACACCAAGGCAAATCCGTCAGTTGGAAAACAGAGGATTTGAAAACGTGGGCTCATGGTCCTTCGAACAGGCTCGACGGTTGATCGACCGGATCGCCGGCAATGGGTGGCGAACTCCCAGGGGGATCGATCCTCACAGTTATGTGCCGCCAGTCATAGAAAACGAAGGCGCATCATGGTAATTGGAGAATGGTATGGAATATAGAACAGATCTTCTGGCTTTACTTGAATACATTGATCCGTCTTCCTGTGATTACCAGGAATGGTGCAACGTCGGTATGGCCCTCAAGGAAGAGGGCTATGCCGCCTCCGACTGGGAAGCATGGAGCATGCGTGATGCCGGAAGATATCATAAGGGAGAATGCGCCAGGAAGTGGGAGACCTTCCGCGGAACGGCTCAGCCGGTCACAGGAGGCACCATTTTCCAGATGGCAGTGGAACGCGGCTTTGAGCCTCAGAAGGGCTACGAGCTCGACTGGGACAGCGAGATCAATGAAGACGGTATTGTTGTCGATCAGAACTGGATCGAAGGACGTGACGTTTATACGCCGAAGGAATGGCATCCGGCACAGCAGCTGATCACGTATCTGGAAACACTATTCGAACCGGGTGAGACGGTCGGATTTGTCACAAAGTCCTGGAAAAATGAAAAAGGCAAATATATTCCGAAGGATAAAGGAATCTACAACAAAACAGCCGGAGAACTCATCGAGGAGCTTACAAAGCATGGTGATGAGATCGGATATGTCGTGGGTGATTATGATGCGGAAGGCGGGGCATGGATCCGCTTTAACCCGCTCGACGGTAAAGGCGTCAAGAATGAAAACGTGACGGAATTCCGATATGCCCTTGTCGAATCCGATGATATGGAGATCGAACGTCAGAACGCGATTCTCCGTGAGCTGGAGCTGCCAATTGCCGTCCTGGTCCATTCCGGCGGCAAATCCCTGCATGCTATCGTTCGCATTGATGCAGCTGATTACACAGAGTATCGGAAGCGCGTGGATTATCTGTACGAGATCTGCGAAAAGAACGGTATGACGATCGACAAACAGAACCGGAATCCGTCAAGGCTGTCGAGAATGCCCGGATGCTCACGCGGCGAAAACAGGCAGTTCATAGTCGACACCAATATCGGAAAAGGCAGCTGGGCAGAGTGGCGCGACTGGATCGAGGCTGTGAATGATAATCTGCCGGATGTAGAAGATCTTGCGTCTGAATGGGAGAAAATGCCTGAACTGGCGCCGGCACTGATCAAAGGGCTTCTTAGGGAAGGGCATAAAATGCTGATCTCCGGTCCTTCGAAGGCCGGTAAATCATTTGCACTGATCGAGCTGTGCATTGCCATTGCTGAGGGTCGGAAATGGTTTGGATGGGACTGCAGCCAGGGAAGAGTGATGTACGTCAACCTGGAGCTTGACAGGGCTTCCTGTCTTCATCGCTTTAAGGATGTTTACACTGCACTCGGCTGGCAGCCCTGCGGCCTCCAGAATATTGATATCTGGAACCTCAGAGGGAAGACAGTGCCAATGGATAAATTGGCCCCAAAGCTGATTAGAAGAGCACAGAAGAAGAATTACAAAGCAATCGTAATAGACCCGATCTACAAGGTCATTACCGGAGATGAGAACAGTGCTGACCAGATGGCAAAGTTCTGCAACCAGTTTGACCTTGTATGCACGGAGCTTAATTGCGCTGTGATCTACTGTCATCACCACAGCAAAGGTGCACAGGGGCAGAAGAAGGCCATAGACCGCGCCAGCGGATCAGGCGTGTTTGCACGTGATCCTGATGCAGTGCTGGACCTTATTGAACTGGAAACCACTCCGGAACTGATGAAGCAGCAGGAGAACAAGGGCGTCTGTCATGTGTGCAGGGAATATATGGATGCGCACTGGCAGTGGCAGAATGACCTGTCGGAGGATGATCTTTTAAGCAGCTCCAAGCTGACAGCGTATTGCCAAAACGTGCTCGATACGTGGCACTGGAACGCTCTGGAGAGGCAGATAAGCATTGAACGGCAGAAAGTTAATGAGATGACCGCGTGGCGCATTGAGGGCACGCTCAGAGAGTTTCCACGCTTCGAACCGGTCAATCTGTGGTTCAGATATCCGGTGCATTTACTGGACGTCTCAGAGGCTCTCAGAGACATAGATCCGGAAGCTGAGAAGCCATCGTGGGAGAAAATGAGGGATGCCAGAATTAAGAAAACAGAACAGGAAAAAGCGGACAATCTGAGTAATTTGGCAATCGCTTTTGAAGAATTAGAGAACGACGACGGCGTCGCTTCCGCAATTGATATTGCAGAAGAAATCGGAGTCTCTGCAGACACGGTAAAACGATGGTTCGGTAACGGAAAACGATCCCGAAAAGAGTACAAAAAGCTTTTTGAAGTATTCGAAAATCAGGACGATAAACGCCTGTATCTGAGACGAAAAGAGGAGGGAAAACCAGTAGGGACGCACGAGTAG